TTTGTAATGTATTTTAATCATATTGGGTTTTTAAGAGCAACAGATTATAATTATAATGTTTATTTACTTAGTAAAAATATTTATTACGCATCTAAGTTGGTATTAGCTACCAGCAATATTAATTTTAAAAGCGATGTATTTGAACCAGGTGATAAGATGTTCGAAAATGAGATATTATTAGACGAATAATTATTTTATGAAGATACTATTTCAGTAATTGATGTTGGCGATGATGGTTCTATTGTTATAGATGGTTCTATAGATGGTTCTATAGATGGTTCTATAGATGGTTCTATTGATGGTTCTGTGGATGGTTCTATTGATGATATATTGAATGTCGGGGATTTTTTTGATGCTGATGATAATGTGAACCCTAATTTATCGGCGATTAATTGACCAATATATTCATCATTTCCTCCCCAATTAGCATATTCATCTCCACTGATTATCATTGGAAAAGAATTTACACAAATATTGTTATCATCAAATAAAACAACTCCTAAATTTGCTGATGAAAACAAAATAATATTATTTACATCGACTCTAAATCTTGTAACGGTTTTAATAGTTGTTTGGTCATACGGAATAATCGAAAACATGTTGCTTATATATTTTATAACATATTTAATTTTCTAAATAATCCATCGCGTTTAACAAAATCGTTTCTTGACTTGTTAATTTTTGAAATACTAAACACTCATCCATTTTTATTTGAAAATGTCTATTGGTAAATCCCTTACATATTATAAAAACACCATTATCTGTTATTTTTATATTACAAAATACGGCACCTTTTGCTAAATCTAATTTATCAGGGTTAGTCAAACATATCCATTTCAAATATGTTCCATATTTTAAATTATTTATTTCGTCAACATATATATAATTTTTTAATTTTTGTAAATATTCATTTAAAGTGTTGTGGGCAAGTTTTAATTCTTTTAAAATACTTAGATTCATATTATTTAATTTATTAGTTGTATAATTAAATATCATTTCGTTTTCTTCATTATCTATTGCTTTCAATAATTTGGGTATATCCATTTATAATATTATCAACAATTTATTTAATACACTTCTTACCATGAACTAAAACTACTGAAAGACCCACCTAAAGCATCACTCGCAGCTAGAATATTATCTCCATTTGAATAGTTTTCATCAATTGGCGAAGAAGCATTTATTAATGGTGTTTGGTCTTGTTTATACATATTATTATAGTTTGGCATTTTAACCGGCTCGGAATTGTTTTGTTGATTATTTTGAGAATAAGATGAGTTGCTTGGAAGTTGGTTTATGGATGTCCCGTCATTATAATTTATTTGTTTTTCTTGTGAGATTGGTTGTGAAACTTTTACAACTGGTTTATTTGATTTTTGATTATTATCTTTTTTACCTTCCCATAATTCGTACAATCTATCTGTAATAATACTAATCTTATCACCTAATTTTGTTTGAAGACTCATTGTAATCATTAAAACAGCTAAAATAATAAAAATAATACTAAATTCAGGATATTTCATTCCACTATATGTTGGAATATAAGTTATTACTCTATGAATAAGTAATAATCCAATAAATATACAAATTATTTGGATAATTATTTCTGCTAAAATTTCAATACTTCCTTTTTGTTCATCCGCTTCTGGAACATATTTCTGCATAGTTTTATTTAAAATTACAATTGGAATGATTGAAATTATAGAATATTGTATAACGTTTAACATATCTGATTTGGAATCTTCGTCAAAATTCAAAACATGTTTAAAAAAACCACTTGCTGTTTTTGTTGTATTATCTAAACTTTCCATATGAAGTATAAAAAGAAATTAAAAATTAACATTTTAAGAAACTATATATATGACACAAATATCATAAAAGTAAATCAACAACCCTATAATTAGGAACGACAACAATTACGATTTTTATATTTTATCATACCACATCACCTTGACAAATATATAATCACTACATATATAGTTTAGCAATATATATTTATACAGTATGCGAATCATTTTATTGACATATGAAATAGTCGTTAAAATACTAATTATAAGTTGCGTAAGTAATCAGAAAACAATATATTTAATATAAGTAATGAAGAATAGAGCAGTTTCAGCACCACGAAGACCTCAACCTATGCCTCCATCACGAATGGGAAATCAACCACCACCACCACAACAAAACTCCAGACCACAACAACAACAACAACAACAACAACAACCACAACAACAGAATAATAAACACAAAATATCTATTTCAGATGCTATTGGATTAACCACTATAAGATTATCAAAAGTTGAACAATTTATTAGTAAATTTCAAGAAAATAATGATGGATTTGAATCAAATCAAGGGTTATATCAATTTAATGATAATAGTAACAATAATACAGATGTTTTTGAAATTATTAATACTAGATTGAATAATATCGAACAAGTCGTTAATAATAATAAAATACAAGAACGATTACTAAAATGTGAGAATGATTTAGCTGATACAAAGGATTTATTAATAAAATTAGTTCTTAAACATGAAAAATTGTCTACAGACATAACTACCAGATTAAACGCCCACGACGCATATATTTTAGAACAACAAACAAAATGTTATATTAATGAAAAATCTCAAACAGATAATTTACAAATCGATTATGACGCAACGGATAACGAACAAATCGACGATGATTCTGTAGTTATTCAACCATCAGATAATACAGATACCTCATCATTTTAAAAAATTAAGCGTTGAATATTATAATATAAAAATGAATATTATAATATAATGGCATCATACCATACTGATATTACAAATACACAATATGAAAATGAAACATTATTACTTAAAATATTAAACATGTTATGTTATATAAATTTAGATAATAATATTGTATTAAATTATCAGTATTTTAAATTCATTGGCAATTCGAACACATATACTGTTTTAATACAACATATTGTAAATGTATTTGAAAAATGTTTATCCAGTCAACCTACATTGAAAATTCATTTATACATAAAAACAGTTACTTTGGCTGATATTAATAAACACTTAACATTTATAAAACTATTTACGGAAACATTAAAGATGAAATTTCCTGATAAATTAGAAAAATGTTTTATTTATGATCCATCCTTTATTTTTTCTCAAATTTACGGCATTATTTCCAAATTTATAGATAAACCAACATTACAAAAAATTGAAGTTATAAAAAACTCGTAATACTTTTTAAAATTTATTATTATTTGTATTTAATAATCTAATGAGAATAATAATTAGTTTTTTCGTTTTTTGTGTAATATTATTCATTTATTTACATGTTCAATTTCATTTGAAGACTTCGAATGACCTAGAAATGTATGAGTTCGACACGGCTTCAAAGGATAAATTTGAAGAAATATGCGATATAAGACAACCCGTGTTATTCGATTTCGATAATAACAAAATAATAGAAACCACAAATAAAACATACATTCAGGACAATTATCACGCTTTTGAAATTAAAATACGAAATAATAATGAAAATGATACTAATTCCGAATTATTTATTCCACTTCATATACATTCAGCTGTTAAATTATTTGACGAAGATAAAACATCAACCTACTTTTCTGAAAATAATAACGATTTTTTACAGGAATCAGGCGTTATTAAAAATATGCAATATTACGATGAATATTTACGACCATATATGGTTTCTAATTGTGAGTACGATATTATTATGGGAAGTAATAACTGCGCTACACCATTTAGATATGAAATTAATTATAGAAACTTCTTTTTGATGACACAAGGCACGGCAACTGTTAAATTAGCGCCTCCTAAAAGCACTCGTTATTTATTTCCCAAATATGATTATGATAATTTTGAGTTTAATTCTCCAGTTAATCCTTGGAATGTCCAACCACAGTATACCTCGGATTTTGATAAAATTAAGTGTCTTGAATTCAATCTCGTTCAAGGCAAGACAATATATATACCCGCGTTTTGGTGGTATAGTATTAAATTAGGAAATAATACAAGTATATCTTGTTTTCGATATCGCACCTATATGAATAATATGGCTATTTCTCCATATTACGGAATGCATATGTTACAAATACAAAATGTAAAAAGAAATACCAATAAAAAAGTTAATATAAACGACACACTACATAAAAATATACCTTGTGATATTAAAGAAGAACAAGAAATACTTGAAACTCCAACTGTTATCGAGTCATCCAAAATCCCAGAAGCGGCTAACTTATATAATTAAAATATTTAAATGTTTTAACATATACCTATTAATGACGACCTATAAAATACAAATACAAAAATCATCATATATTATAACTGATAATTATACATGTCAACAAATAGACATTTCATTAAACCCAACAGAACATAAATTATTTAATAATGATGTTTTTACATATGATACGGTAACAACCCAAGTTAATATAATTAGTTCACCTCTTAGGACCACCAATTATTTAATTCCAGGAGTGTTGATATTAAAAAATAACAAAAGTTATGGAAGAAATAAAACAAATAACAAACTTATGTATAAATGTATTTCATACGATAAACAAATACCTGTATTTTTAGTTCCTTATGAAATAAAAAATATTGGATTTTCTAAAATATTACATAATTTATATGTAATAATTAATTATGTAAATTGGAATAATAAACATCCTCATGGAGTTATAATACAAACTATAGGTGAAATACATAACTTATCTAATTTTTACGAATATCAATTATGTTGTAAGAATTTAAATATTTCTATTAAACAATTCACAAAAGATACTATCACTATAACAAAACAAAATAATAATGATATGGTTTTTAATAATATCATTAAGACCTATCCAAATATAGAAGACAGAACTAATACTCAAAAATGGGGTATTTTTACAATCGACCCACCTAAAAGCACCGATTTTGATGATGGATTTAGCATAATAGAATTAGAGAATGGAATCATACAATTAAGTATTTACATATCTAATGTATCTATTTTATTAGATGTACTAAATTTATGGGAGGTGTTTTCAAAACGAATCACAACTATTTATCTTCCAGATAAAAAAATACCGATGCTTCCAACAATATTATCTGATGGATTGTGTAGTCTTCAAGAGAACAAAACAAGAATAACATTAGTTATGGATTTATTTATTAAAGACAATGTTGTGATTAATACCACTTATAGTAATTGTATTATTAAAGTAAAAAAGAATTATGTATATGAAGAACCCGAGTTATTATGTTCTCATAATTATAAAAAGTTATTTCAAATTACACAGAAATTATCCATGAAATACAAATACATTAATAATGTATCTAATAGTCATGATCTTGTATCATACTTTATGATTTTTATGAACTATACCTGCGCAACTGAAATGATTAAACATAATAATGGAATATTTAGAACTACCACTTATAATAAAGAAAAAGTACCCGAACATATAAGCAAACATGTTAATTATTATGGCAATGTTTCTGGAAAATATCTTTATTACGGTGACATATTACAACATCATTCATTAAATCTGGAAGCATATATTCATATTACAAGCCCAATTAGAAGATTAGTTGATTTATTAAATAGTATTCAGTTTCAAAAAAATAATAATATTATTTTATCAGATAACGCATACACCTTTTTCAATAAATGGGTGAATGAACTTGAATATATTAACACAACGATGCGTTCTGTCCGAAAAGTTCAGAACGATTGCTATTTATTAAATTTATATGTTAATACACCAGAAACAATAACTAAATTATATGATGGTTATATTTTTGAAATAAATGTAAGAGATGATGGATTATATAAATTTATAGTATATTTACCTGAACTTAAAATAACGACCAGTTTTAAATTAAATAATAATTTAGAACTTTATACAAAACATACATTTAAATTATATTTATTTAATGATGAGGACACCTTAAATAAAAAGGTTAGATTACAAATAGTAAAACCAATATAAACACTACTTATTATGATTACTTATTAGAATTATTAATGGTAAAAGCGTGTTTAGGTACTTATCCAGAAACGAATGAAACAATATATAAATCTCATTTTGAAAAATACTCATTTCCATTAAGTAATTTTCAAAAATACGCAATAGAAGGAATAATTAAAGGAGGACATGCTTTGGTATGTGCACCCACCGGAAGCGGCAAAACACTAGTCGCTGATTTTGCTATTGATTATTTTGTTTCTTTAGGTAAAAAAGTAATTTATACGAGTCCTATTAAAGCATTATCCAACCAAAAATTTTATGAATTTACACAAAAATATCCCCACATTACTTTTGGAATTTTAACTGGAGATATAAAAACAAATCCTGAAGCTGATGTTCTTATAATGACTTCTGAAATATTATTAAATCAAATGTATTACAACAAATCATTAAATAAATCATCAAATACAAATATATCCTTTAATATAGATATTGACAAAGATGTCGGATGTGTAATAATGGATGAGGTACATTACATTAATGATAAAGACAGAGGACATGTATGGGAAGAAACAATTATGATGCTTCCATCTCAAATTCAAATGGTTATGCTTTCAGCAACACTCGACGCACCTGAAAAATTTGCGTTATGGTGTGAAACTAGAAACAACGAACACAAAGAGGTTTACTTGGCGACAGAAACAATCCGTAATGTTCCATTAACTCATTATAGTTTTATAACAACTAATAACGGTATTTTCAAAGCAATAAAGGATAAATCAAAACAAGATGAAATAAAATCACTTACAAATAAACCATTCATTATTCAAGATAGTAAAGGCGTATTTAACGAAACTCATTATTTTAAAATGACTAAAATGTTAAAATTGTTTAGTGATAATAATGTATATGTAAATCGACAACACACATTAAACCAAATAACAAAATATATGGTTGACAATACAATGTTACCTGCGTTATGTTTTGTTTTATCGAGAAAAACAATCGAAATATGTGCGAAAGAAGTAACCACTGTTTTATTGGAAGATGATTCTAAAGTTCCTTATATTATTCAAAAAGAATGCGAACAAATATTACGAAAACTACCTAATTATAAAGAATATTTGGAACTACCCGAATATATAAATATGATTTCTTTATTAGAAAAAGGGATCGCAATACATCACGCAGGAGTTATGCCCATATTAAGGGAGATGGTTGAATTGCTTTATGCTAAAGGATATATTAAACTTTTATTTGCGACAGAAACATTTTCAATAGGACTAAATATGCCTACTAAAACCGTTATTTTTACGGACATTCATAAATATGATGGACATATCTCCCGATTTTTTCATTCACATGAATATACCCAAATGGCTGGAAGAGCCGGAAGAAGAGGAATTGATACAGTTGGGCATGTGATACATCTTAATAATATTTTTAAAAATATGGATTTAATAAATTATAAAATTATGATGAAAGGAACCCCACAAGTATTAGTATCTAAATTTAAAATTTCTTACAATTTATTATTAAATCTAATCGATTTAAATGAAAATACATCACAGCATGACCTATTTATTATAAATTTTACGAAAAAAAGCATGATACAACAAGACATTGATAATAATTTAAAAGAAATTCAAACACAACTAAATAGTGTAAAAATTGAATTAGACAAATTTGAAGAAGTTATTCAAACTTTAAATACACCGACACCAATTATAAATGAATATTTAAGTTTAACGGTATCACTACCCAACCTAATTAATAAAAAAAAGAGAGAATCTGAAAGAAAAATACAAAAAATACAATCAGAATACAAATTCATTGACAACGACAAAATAACCATTCAAAAATATAATGACAAAAAACAAAAATATAGTGATTTATCTGAAGATATTCAAACTCAACAATACATTATATATAGACAATTTAAATTTATTATTGATTTTTTAATACAACAAGGATTTATTCAACAAGATTATAAATTATCCAATAAAGGATTTATTGCTTCACAAATAAAAGAATTACACTGTCTTACATTTTCAAATCTTATTTTAGAAAATAAAATATCTATATTATCACCAAAACAATTAGTTATTGTTTTTAGTTGTTTTACAAATATTTTAGTTTGTGAAGAACTAAAAACATATACTCCATATTCGACAGATAAAGACATATTAAAAATAATAACCGAAATAAATAATACATATAACTTTTATATTGATACTGAATCAACAAATCAAATAAATACAGGGTGTGATTATAATATACATTTCGATTTATTACAATATGTTGATAAATGGTGTGATTGTGAAAATATTCAAGATTGTAAATTATTTATCCAAATATTAAAAAAAGAAAAGGATATTAGTATAGGGGATTTTGTAAAGGCGTTATTAAAAATTAATAATATTTCATCCGAAATGGAAAAAATCGCAGAACATAATAATGATATGTTTTTTTTACAGAATTTAAAAGAAATACCAAATATAACTTTAAAATATATTGCCACAAATCAATCACTTTATATATAATTATAATATGTCTATATGATATATGAAACCAATCGTAAAGGGTGTTTTAACAAATTTAGCATGTATGGTTATTTTTGCGATTATCTATATAATTCTTAAAAACCATTTTAAACAAAATAATACTATAGTTGAAAATATGGATTGTATTTTATTTAGTGCTTCTATTCAGTCCGGGTGTGGGTTTACACAACTTAGTCCATCCACAAATTTAAGTAAAATTATAGTTTTTGTTCAAATAGTAATTCTAATATGTATCAACATAATACCAATATTTATATATTTAATGTAAAATTAGTAAAACCCTATTAAATATTATAATAGGGTTTTATAATGAATACTATTTACTTGTTTTGGACAGAAGATAATGAATTATCCGATAACAGGAAAAATTGTTTAAGACAAATCGAAATTGAAACATGTTGTAATGTAAAATTAATAACTAATAAAAATTTAAATAAGTATATTTTAAAAGAGGTTCCTTTACATGAAGGATATCAATATTTAAGCGCAACACATAAATCCGATTATTTAAGAACATATTTTATGAATTTTTACGGGGGAGGATACGCTGATATAAAATTCCAGTCTGGATCATGGATTGATTCTTTTAAATTACTTAATAATAGCGATAAATGGATAATTGGATATAAAGAAATTGAAGGCGGTGTGGTATTTCCACCATTAATTAATTCATATAATGAACTTGTCGGCAATTGTGCTTACATTACTAAACCTAAAACACCATTAACTATAGAATGGTATAATGAAATGATAATTATACTTGATAGTAAATTAGAAAAATTAAAACAACATCCAGCAAAACACGCATTAGATTGTGCAGAACATACAAATAGTAATTATCCAATTGGTTGGGTTGAATTATTAGGAAATGTATTCCATAGAGTTTGTTATAAATATAAACATAAATTATTAAATACACTACCCATTCCAATTTTTATAAGTTATAAATAAAGCACCATATTATTTAAACACTAATTATATAATTAGTGAAATGACCACTATTTGTAATAAATATAAATTAGTTGATAAAATTGGTTCTGGTTCTTTTGGATTAATATATAAAGGAATTAACATTAGAACAAATGAATATGTTGCCATTAAGGTTGAAAATATACAAAATGGAAATAAACTTCTTAAAAATGAAGCAAATATTTATAAATATTTAAATAATTCAAAAGGAATACCCACAATAAAATGGTATGGTGTAGACAAACAAAATAATTATATGGTAATCAATTTATTAGGAAACACAATGGAACAATTAAAACAACAACAACCAACTAAAACATTCACTCTTTCCCTAACACTTAAAATAGGACTACAAATAATAGAATTGTTACAAATAATACATGAGAAAGGTCTCGTTCATCGGGACATAAAACCAGATAATTTTTTATTTGGATTAAATCATAACTCCAACCAAATTTATATTATAGATTTTGGGTTTTGTAAAACATACCTAACAAACAATAATCAACACATTGAAATAAAACAACACACTAGTTTAATAGGAACTCATAATTACGCAAGCATAAATTCACATAATTATATTGAATTAACTCGTAGAGATGATATGGAATCTTTAGGTTATGTATTATTGTATTTTTTCTTTGGAAGATTACCATGGGAATCTACACATGATAATAACACAATTAAACAAATGAAAATAAATATTATTGAAAACACACAAATCCCAATAGTTTTTTATAAATACTTTAGTTATGTAAAACAACTCGGGTTTATAGAAACACCCAATTATAACATGTTAAGGTCTTTATTTATTACGGAATTATCCAAAAATATAAAAAATTGAAATGATATTTTTCAAATACTAAATATGTATAAATTAACAAACGAATAATATGATGAATTTTAATGATGCTCAAAATGTCAATTGTTTACGAAGTTGGATATCACCTGATAATTTATGTTATACAGGATTGTCATCAAATCCTAATGCTATAGAACTACTAAAAAACAACATTGATAAAATCAATTGGTTTTTATTATCATCAAATCCGAATGCTATTGAAATACTAAAAACACACCCTAATAGAATTAATTGGTATATGTTATCTGGAAACCAATCTTCTGAAGCAATTGCTTTATTGGAAAAAAACCCAGATAGAATTCATTCATATATGTTATCCGGTAACCGATGTTCTAAAGCAATTGAGTTATTGGAAAAAAACCCCAATAAAATTGATTGGAACGCACTATCTGGAAATACGAGTTATAAAGCGGTTGCTTTATTAGAAAAAAATCTAGATAAAATTAATTGGTACATGTTATCTGGAAACCCATCCGCTAGTCGTATATTAGAAAAAAATCCAGATAAAATTAGTTGGAATCCGTTTTCGAGACATTCGTCCAATATTAAATTATTTAAAGAAAATAAAGATAAAATTGTATGGTTTGAGTTTTCAGAAAATGTTAATTTATTTGAGGTATCCGATGACATCACATATAAAATTGATTGGGATGGGTTATCTTCAAACCCGTGTGATTACGCAATAAAATTATTAGAACAAAATGAAGATAAAATAAATTGGTTCTATTTATCACAAAATACAAATCCAAAAGCTATCAAAATATTAGAAAAACATCAAGACAAAATAGATATGTTTTGGTTTGCCAGAAACCCAAATTGTATTAATTTAATTAACCTAATTAACGCATTACATCCAACAAAAATCGAGTGGTATTTATTGTCAGAAAATATTAATGCTATTAATTTATTAGAACAAAATAAAACAAAAGTTGACTGGCAAAACTTATCATCAAATCCATCCATATTTCAATATAATTATAAATTTTTAAAAGATAGGATGTACTTATCCGGGTTATTCGAGGACATTATATCAAACAGGTTTCATCCAAAAAATTTAAGTAAATTTGACGGATGGGGCTTTGATGTTCCATGGTCAATTATTGAATAAATAAAAAAAATAAAAAAAATAAAAATAAAAAATAAAGGTAATCCCTTTTATTTTTTATTTAACAAATAAAACATAAACTTCGTTTATATTTACCTTTTATAATCTAATTTATAAAATATGACGACTTTACAAAATAATATTTTTATATTATGGCTTCAAGGATGGAAAAACGCATCTTGGTTAAATCATCAAGTTGCTGAGTCATGGAAGATAAATAATCCAAAATGGAAAATCCATTATATTGATTTAGAAAATTTAAAGGATTATGTGAGTGACATTGATTATATATACAATGTACATAAGGATATATCCCCACAAGCAAAAAGTGATATTATAAGATTAAGTTTATTGAAAAATCACGGCGGTGTTTGGGCCGACGCAACCATGTTATGTATGCGACCATTAGACGGATGGGTACACGAAGCGGTTAAACCTGCGGGTTTCTGGATGTATCATGGTCACGGTGCCGGATTAAGTAAAGAATATGGACCTGCGATTTGGTTTCTAATATCTGAAAAAGGAAGTTATATAATAAATAAATGGAAAGAAGAATGTGACAATTATTGGAGTAAACCACCGCATAATTTGTTGTATTTTTGGTTGGATGAATGGTTTAAAAGTGTGTTTAGTATGGATGAAAAGTTCAAATGTTTATGGTTAAAAGTGCCGTATGTGTATTGTGAGATAGATGGAGAGAGTCATACATTAGCGCATTATGGAATGGAAAATGACACGCCACATATAAAGCGTCTGTTTTTAGAAAGTCCTCCGTATGCGTTAAAGTTTTGGCAGAGATGGGACCATATTTTCCCCGATATAACTACTGAAGAGTGTCAGCGTTCAAATGGATATTATGCCATACAGATGTCAAAAAGAGGCGAACAAACATTAAACGCGGAATCCGGGCAATAAGCTGTTAATCCATGATATTTTAAATTATTTATTAAATCAACAATGATCTTAATAGTTTTAATTCAGATATAAAACACTCAAGTTGTCAACAACTATTTAATAAAACCTGATTCTTTTATTAAATAATTAAATAAATTTGTGTCAACAACTATTTATAAAACATGATTCTTTTATAAATAATTAAATAAAGTTGTGTCAACAACTATTTATAAAACCTGATTCTTTTATAAATAATTAAATAAGGTTGTGTCAACAACTATTTATAAAACCTGATTCTTTTATTAAATAATTAAATAAAGTTGTGTCAACAAGTATTTATAAAACCTGATTCTTTTATTAATTAAATAAAGTTGTGTCAACAAGTATTTATAAAACCTGATTCTTTTATTAAATAATTAAATAAGGTTGTGTCAACAACTATTTATAAAATATGATTCTTTTATAAATAATTAAATAAAGTTGTGTCAACAACTATTTATAAAACATGATTCTTTTATTAATTAATTAAATAAAGGTGTGTCAACAACTATTTATAAAACCTGATTCTTTTATTAAATAATTAAATAAAGTTGTCAACAAGTATTTATAAAACCTGATTCTTTTATAAATAATTAAATAAAGTTGTCAACAAGTATTTAATTATTTAATAAATAATTAAATAAAATTGTGTCAACAACTATTTATAAAACATGATTCTTTTAATAAATAATTAAATAAAGTTGTCAACAAGTATTTATAAAACCTGATTCTTTTATAAATAATTAAATAAAGTTGTCAACAAGTATTTATAAAACCTGATTCTTTTATAAATAATTAAATAAAGTTGTCAACAAGTATTTAATTATTTAATAAATAATTAAATAAAATTGTGTCAACAACTATTTATAAAACATGATTCTTTTAATAAATAATTAAATAAGGTTGTCAACAACTATTTATAAAACATGATTCTTTTAATAAATAATTAAATAAGGTTGTCAACAAGTATTTATAAAACATGATTCTTTTATAAATAATTAAATAAAGTTGTCAACAACTATTTATTAAACATGATTCTTTTATTAAATAATTAAATAAGGTTGTGTCAACAACTATTTATAAAATATGATTCTTTTATAAATAATTAAATAAAGTTGTGAAGTGTGACGAATATAAGTTGGGTTTAAATTGTGTAATCCATTATATAATGAATATTTTGTCACTGATTTCTCAGTTTGTGACTGGTTTCTTGAATCCGTATAATGATGTGTTTCAAGCATATATTGTTGTAAATAAGATGATAGTATGTGATGCGTGACGAAGACGGTCTCGACACGGAATGATATGCGTGACGAATGATAGTGTGTATCGCGGTTTAATTGAATATATAATACCATGATCTTTCAAAAAAGTGTCCTTCAGTAGAATTAATGTGATGGTTCACCTGTAAAATTAATTGTTTGTAATATTCGAGTGAATTCTTTAATATTAGTTTTTTGCTTACAGCAAATATTCCGTTGGTGTATATTTTAATTGGGTTGGGATATTTAATATGAATGTATTGTTCAAACCAATCAATAAAAGTGATGGGTTCGTTGTTTTTATAATTATCGCTTAAATAATACCATCCGTTAATAGAGTTCCAATTATAATCCCAGCAATTATAAGTATATGTTTCGTAATGTATAAGAGATGGTTCAGATTTATCGTTGATTAATGCGGTATTTTTAAGGTCAATTAAAAATTGTACATCATCTCCACATGCCCGATGGTCATTAATCCTTGCTTGAGTAAAAACCACAACATCAGGTAATGAATTATAATTTTGAATTATATAATTTAAATATGTTTCGCTTTCTCTTCCTAAATTGTCCAATAAAATTTCATTATCCAGACCTAATTTGTCGCCTTTATTATAAATAATACAATTGTCAGTTTCATCATTCAGCCAATCAATATTTTCATTATATCTGGCAACAACAATTTTATAAGACATATATATTTATAAAATATGAATTTGATGTTAAACTTCACGAATATAGCGTTTAATTATTATTATTAATATGTATAATAATAATAATGGATTGTATATGTTTATTAACCCACGATTTTAAAGATGAATTTATAAATACATTGGTAAAAATAGATAGAGACCCGAATATAAAAAATTTTAAAGTGATTGTATTATTCGATACAAATAATGAATATAATATAAGCAACCAGTTTGAAAATATAGATATTATTAAAATAAATAGAATAAGCAGTTCTTACGACAATTATGGTCATTCAATGTATATAAACTACTTTAAACAGAATTATGTGTCTATTAAAACATATAGATATATATGGTTTATTGAAAACGATGTGTATTATCCAAACAGTTTAATAACATTTATAAATAGTCATGAAGCGTACAATTACGATTTATTGGTTAGTGAGTATGGCACCAGAAGTGTGAATTGGTGTTGGACCTCTTCTCTGAAAGGGTTTAAGCATGTAAGTAATATAGGTGTATTAGCTGTAATTATGCGATTTTCTGCAGAACTATTATTAAAATTGATAGATAATATAGATAAAAATTATTTTGGTTATTTAGAAGCGATTCTGCCTCATATATGTATCGAAAACAACCTAACGATCCACCAATTCTTGCCTGAAATGTGTGGAATCCTAACCACTGATTGTAATTTACCGTTATTAAATTTAATTAGAGCAGATATCCAACAAAATACTCGATATTATACCGAAAACAAAATATACCATCCCATAAAATTATAGTGTAATCCAAATCACTTAACAATTAATATCTCCCTTGATATATTATTTATTATTTTGGTTTCATTATCTGAGTCTGAATTGCCTGACCCTCCTAATGATTCGTTCATTAGTTGAAGATACATATTATTGTACCTGGAATCGCTGTTTACACAACATGGATACATTTTTTTGAATTCATACATAAGTTGAAAGTTATTTCTTGCTATATGTTTTATAGCATTCCTAACTTTTTTATGCGTGTCGTCTTCTTTTTCCCACTTATTGGAATCCTTTATATAAATAATCTTCCTCTTTTCATCTGTACAATGAACCGGTCTATTCTCCTGTTTTAAAGATTTTAAGTTTTTAACTATTATTTTGGTGATTCCATTAACAAACCCGGCATGACCTACATTTTCCAAATCTGATAATTGTAATTGAATAGAGTTAACAAAATCCTTAATATTCATTGCGTCTTTACAAGTTTCATTTAAAAATAATTGAAGATTAAATGTTTTATTATTACTATTAACAGTGCTATTGACGATATTGTTATTCTTTGTTAATTCAAGTATGGTTTTATTTTGTTCTGCAGTCAATTCGAATAATGCTTTGTTCTGTTCTTGAACGGTTTTATTCTGTTCTATTAATAGTTCTTTGAGTTCTTTATTTTCTTTCAGTATTTCTAAAATAAGTCCATCTGATATTTTGTTGCTGTTTTTCGTACATTTTATTCTATGTGTGTGTAGTCCCTGTCTATATTTATATATTTTTCCACATTCACATGTATAATGTTCAACAGTGATGTTTTTATGTAATTCATCGTCATCATTTACATGTTTGCGTGTGACTATATGTCGATTCCAATCGCCAGTTTTAAAGCATTTAAAGTCACATTTTTCACAATAAAATTTAAGGATGTTTTTTGATGTATTTTTTGAATCATTTGTCATTATATTACATCATTAATAAAATGTCTCTAATTAAATTTTTAATAAATTATAGTTATTTTTTTAAAAAATACCATCACAAAATATACCACGAATAAATATCACGAGACCTTAATATTTTCGTCAGTCACAAAAACAAAATTAATGAAAGTCTAAGTCCCCTATTCAAAAATGGACAAAAATAAATGTCCATTTTCGAAAACCTGAAAAAACTTTTGAGATTTTTTGTTTAGAAAGAAATAGAAGAAATCCATGAATATTTTGTCACTCGTTTCTTGTTTTGTCACTGGTTTATTGAATCCTTATATAATGATATAATTGTATGGGTTGTTTAGGAGGGCGTCTTGTTTTACACTGGTTAATAATTATATTTTATCTGGTTGAAAATAATAGTATCATTATTTACTAGTATAAATAAAAAATTGAAACAAAAGTTTTTGAATTTAGTAGAGTAAAAATAAAACAAAATGGAAACTGCTAAAATGTATACTGGATTACTTGATTGGATCGACATAACAAAAATAGATTGGAATATTTTGTCAAATAATGAAAACGCGATTTCTTTATTAGAAAAAAACCAGGATAAAATCGATTGGTATGATTTATCTGGGAATTCATGCGCGGTTTATTTACTTGAACAAAATCCAGATAATATTAATTGGGAATATTTATCGATGAATACCAATCCTAATGCGATTGAACTATTGAAAACAAACCCAGATAAAATATATTGGACATATTTATCAATTAACAAATACGCGGTTCGTTTATTGGAATCAAACCTAAATAAAATAAACTGGATGTTTTTGTGTTTAAACGAAAGTCCACACGCAATAAAAATATTAGAACAAAACTTAGATAAAATAGATTGGGTTGGTTTATCAAGAAATCCATATGCTATTTCTTTATTGGAACAAAATTTAGATAAAATAGATTGGTCTTATTTATCACTGAATCCAGGAGATGGCATTGAGAGGTTATTGGAAGCAAACGAATCATTAATTAATTATAATTGTTTATCAATGAATGAGAATAAGCGTGCGATCCAAATTTTGGAAAGACATTTAGATAAGATAAATTGGGGTTTATTATCTAAAAATCGGAATGCTATTTATTTATTAGAAAAACACCTGGATAAAATTGAATGGGAACATTTATCTTGTAACCCGAATGCGGTCCATTTATTAGAGAAATATCCCGATAAAATAGATTGGGAGTATTTATCTTCGAACTCGAACGCTATTCATTTATTAGAAAAGAATCCCGATAAAATAGATTGGAACATGTTATCTACCAATCCAAATATATTTAAAATTAATTATGAGTATTTAAAACAAACCTCAATGTATATTAATGCAGAAATAATAGCTGAACGATTTCATCCAGATAACATATCAAAATTTAACGGATGGGGGTTTGAATTATCTGAGCAGTGGTGTTTATAGGTGTGGTGGAACACAAATAATAAATGTTGCGTTAATATATATGAAAAAGGTATTTAAAATTCTCTTATGTTTATTTTGTCTGTTTATTATTTTGTCATTAGTATTTAGACCTAAGGTATTGCGTGAAAATCACGGAGGAGGAGGAGGCCATGGTGGAGGAGGCCATGGAGGAGGAGGTCATGGTGGAGGAGGTCATGGTGGAGGAGGCTATGGTGGAGGAAGAGGCTGGGGCGGCCGTGGAAGATGGGGTGGATGGGGTGGTGGAGCGTATGCTATCAACCCTTTATACATATACGATATTTATGATGACGATATGTATTATTCTTACCCATATTTTTTTTAGTAATTTAATAAATAATACAAAATATAAATAATTGAAATGCTTTTATTCATTTATAGATTAACAAAAATAAAACAAATAACCTAAAAATGAACTCGAAAAAAGTATCTACTGAATCATGTTTATCTCGTAGTCGTGAGATAATTTGTGCGTGTTGTGGTATTATAGGACACCGAATATGTGATTGTAAGTCTCATATAATTACCAATCTTGAAGATGATATTATTAACATAACTATAAGATGTTGTGACGACGATAATAGACGAACACGCCTTATTACGATGTTATTGAATGGTTATTGGGTTAATAATAGAAGTGAAATAGTGTTTGCGTTATGTTATTCAAATCAAATTACTATTGATTTTGATTCAACCCATAATACATTTAAATTAGCATGTTTATTATTGAAACATTACTATTATATAACTCATTATATATTGCCTATAACATTGGGTTATGGTTGTTCTTTAAATATGTGTCCAATTCTTTTAGAAAAAAAGACGATGTTTAATTTAAAAAAAACATTAAATAAAATAAAGCGTGATAATAATCGTTGTAATATTCGTAGTAGTCCAATACCCATTCCACGAGGTTAGGGTGTTGGGTTGGGGTTGATGTGTGTAATGGATGTATGTTTATAAAAAAAATAAAAAAGGAGACATCCCCTTTTTTATTTTTATTAAGTATATACAACAAATTTTTAGTAAATCAATAAATAAGTTATAATAAAAAAAATTGAAATACTTTAATGGATATAAAATATATCAAAACATATACTCAATACCCTCAAAAAGTAATTAACAATGTCAAGATTATTCAATGCTTCTATTTTCGTGAATGAGTCATTAACACCTCAAATCACAAATATCGCTATGGATTTGGCGATTCGTTGTGTAATGGAATGTAGCTTAAAATATGGTTTTGATGGTGACGAAGCCCTTTATGCTCTCGGGCTTAAGGTTAGGCAAATTAGTGCTGTTGAACCAATAATTGTTGAACCAATAATTGTTGAACAAGTGATTGTTGAACCAGTGATTGTTGAACCAGTGATTGTTGAACCAGTGATTGTTGAACCAGTGATTGTTGAACCAGTGATGGTTGAACCAATAATTCAAGCGGTTGAACAACCAAAGGTAAAACCGGACGCTAAAGTTAAGATTTCACTACCATTTAATGGTGTTATAAACAATAATGTTTGTTTAGGTTTAAAACTTAATCATAGTTTATATACACAATGTGAGTCAAAACGAATGAATGGCTTAAATTACTGTAAGTCTTGTGCTGGTCAAACAGACAAAAACTCAAATGGTAAGCCAGATTATGGTACGGTTTCAGATAGAATGTTGGTTGGATTAATGGACTATAAGGACCCAAAAGGAAAGGGACCAATTCATTATACCAAATTTATGAAAAAGATGAATATAACTCAAGAAGAAGTTATTAATGAGGCATTAAAACTAAATATAACCATTGATCCTATTCATTTTACAGAACCTGAAATTATAAATAAACCAAAACAGGATGGTAAAAAGGGTAAAAATCCGAAAAATGATAAAGTTATTGATGTTGATAATGTAACCGATTTGTTTGCTAAAATCGTAATAATGACTAAGATTGAGAACGATAATAACAATATTAACGATAATAACGATAATTTAGACGATTTACCTGACCTTGAAATTAACAATGATGATGTAATTGTTGAAGATATTGAACCCGTTCAAATTGTTCAACAAGAAGTTGAGGTCATCCAACCAAAAGAAAAGAAAGAAAAGGTTGTTAAAGAACCAAAAGAAAAGAAAGAAAAGGTTGTCAAAGAACCAAAAGAAAAGAAAGAAAAGGTTGTCAAAGAAAAAAAAGAAAAGGCTGACAAAGAGCCAAAAGCTGGTAAAAAGACAAAACATGTTAAATTTGAACCCCAACATCCAGTCGTTCTATCAGAAGTTATAATAAATAAAATTAAAACACCACAAGCAGTCGTTAATGATGATGATTCTCTTAATGTAACGAATTTTGAATATGATGGTGTGATATATTTTAAAACAACCGATAACTTACTATATAATGAGTCATATGACTTAGTTGGAAAAATTACACAAAATAATGATGTTGTATTTTATACAGGAGATGATGATTATGAAGAAGAAACTGAAGATACATACGATTTTGAATGATAGAAAATATAAAATAAAAAAAATAAATAAAAAAAATAAAAAAAATAAATAAAAAAAATAAA